CCTACCTTAAGGAGATATGCTATGGCTACAACAAATGGTAAATCTGCTTCTCAATCTGATGATTCGGTTAATAGCCGGTCTTGGAATGAGTTCGCTTATCTATCTTTTGCCCGTATCGTTGCCCGAAAGCACGATATGGTGTTGCCTGATGTCGACCTCAGTACCCTCAGTGATGAGGAACTGACTCGACGGGTTCGCTTGCTTAGCGAACTTGCACATCTCCCTCCGGCGTAGGCGAAGGGTCTCTGGGAGAACCAAAAGTTCTCTTATCCTCAGCAGAGCCAAGGAGATAGGACTATGACACAGCGCTTTCGTATCAAAGACAATCGAATCAACGGGATTTCCGGAACCGTCTTTCAGGATTTATCAAAACGCTCGGGATGCAGTTCATCTGCAACTTGGGCGACTTTTAGTTCTGTGGACGGCGAAAGTCACCGTGAGGGATTGTACAAGACTATGGATGACGTTGTTGGCAACGCCCCCCGTCGTGGTGCCGGTGTAGCTGGATATCGTTTTAACGCGATGTCTTCTCGCTCGGTAACTGTCGATAAAGGGACGGGTTCTAATTGGGAAGTCGAAGGCACAGCAATCAACTGTTCCGGAAGCGAAGCTTATAAGCAACGCTTTCGGTGTGTTGACGCTGGCGTGACACTTGGTAGACGTACCTCAGGTTTCTCAACTTATCCAATCGATTCCTCGACTGGACGAATTACGATACCTTTCGGTGTGTCTCCTACCCTTGTGAACCGTGCTCTTAGCCTAGCTACAACCTCGGTATGGAGTAAACGTGGACGTGGAGGTTCGAATTCGAATCTCTATGAGTCGTTAGCTGAAGTCGATAAGACTTTAGCAATGTTCAAAGGTTATATTGATTCCGCAAGGAAGATATACCTGAGAGCACAGCACGACAGGCCTGACCTTATGGTAAGGGAGGCTTCATCCATATATCTCATGACACGGTATGGTTTTGCACCAACCGTTAGTGATATTTTCCATATCATTGAGGCTCTGAAGGTCAACCTCGGAGTAGTATTGGAGTCGACTAGGTCGCAGGAAATTGTTAGTGACTTTACGTCACTATCGCGTTCCTCGTCCGATGCGGCTACAATACGAATATCCGGTACGACGACAACACAAAACGTCGCTCGTATTCGGGTATTATCCGTGGACCAGTACAATAGAACAATATTAGACGCTCTAGGGTTTGGTTACAAGAATCTTGCAACCGTTCCCTGGGAGCTTATGTCTAATTCGTTCATATATGACTGGTTTGCAAATATCGGCGACTTTATTGGGTCAATGATACCTGCTTTTGGCCTTACACAGATCGGGTCTTGTACGGTGC